GAACGTGGCTGACGGATGCCCGTGCAACTCGCCAAGAGGCATCAATCACGGTTTGGTTCCAACGCTTACTTGCACATGCGATAAGTGCGATCCTGAAAAAACGGGATCTACGCGAGATGCCAGGTTGCTGATTGCCGAAATCGCCGAACTCAAAAACGACGCCAACGGCAGAGTCGGCAGAGACGCAAAGGGACGATTTGAGAAGGTGAAAGCATGAAGTGGTACGCATTGCTTGTTCAAAAGCTAGACCAGTATCCGACATTCGGCAAAGACGTTAACCGCGTTAAACTCTTTTTCAAAGCCTGTGCGCAGAGGGAAGCGTCATACATAGCAAACGGCGACATCGAAGGGGCAGAAGCCTTTGCCGACGCTGTAGCTACTCATATTGCCTTTTACGCCAACCGATTCAACAATGTATGGCGGAATCCGTTTAAGTGGTTCGGCGACCCGTTCAAGGGCGAAAGGCAGCTAACTAGAGCTTTCGCCGTGTCGTGGAACCTGAGCGACGAGTTCATCAAGGCGATGGGGTAGCCATGAAAGACGACAAAGAGTTAACTCTCGAATACTATACGTTGGCTAAAGATTGCGCCAAGCGTTTGGGCATAAGCCAGCAAAAAGCAGAGTTCTGGCTTTCTAAATCAATGGCAATCGGCTTTAATCGCGGGTTGCTTCAGAACGAGCAGAAAGAGCCAGTTACCGCATGACGTTAAGAGCCGCGCACGGTGTCCGAGCCCTTGGCTCTTGTGGGAGATCCCGGAACAAGGCGCAGCGCGATTAGCGCAATTATTCAGCTTCGACCTCCTTATGCGCCTTCATGAAACACGCGGCTAACTGATTCGACATGCTGACTTCAAGACAGAAAAGGTTTGCCGTTGAATACCCCATCGACCTCAACGCAACCAAAGCGGCTATCAGAGCTGGATACAGCGAGAAAGTAGCCCGAAAGCAAGGGTGCATCAACCTTGCGAACCCTGACGTTGCCGCGCTGATCCAAGAGCAAGTAGGCAAGGTTGCCAAGCAATGCGAGCTGTCGCAGGAATGGGTGCTCAACAACCTTAAAGAAGTCGCTGAGCGGTGCATGGAAGCGGTTCCTGCGCTAGATAGGCACGGCAACGAGACCGGCGAGTTCACTTTTCAGGCATCGGGCGCAAACCGGGCTTTGGAGCTTATCGGCAAGCATCTCGGCATGTTTGTGGAGCGCGTGGAATCGACGGGTAAAGACGGGGGCCCTATCCAAGCCGAGACTAAGATCATCGTTGAGATAGTCGAGCAGACCAACGAGATTGACGACGACGATTAAAGATGGAAGATCAACCATACGTAATATGCGACGAGCTTGCGAAGTTGGACAGGGATGACGTAAAGATGCTGTCCAATATGCGCAATCCGTTGATTCAGGCGATTGCAGACAGGAAGGTTGCATTCATTTCAACGCCAGCAACTATAGAAAAGCGAATATTACGCATACCTGAATAACTGAAAATCGCGATTAGGCATAGCACTAGGATATGAAACTGCATAATGCCTGACATTCGCATACAGATACCCGCCTACCACTCTGGCCAAAAGATAGTCGAGCGAGAGCGCAACAGGCACAACGTTATTGCCTGCGGGAGGCGGTGGGGAAAGACCGTCTACGGGGTTCGCCGGTGCATTGAGTTCATGCTTAAGGGCTACCCCGTAGCCTGGTTTGCGCCGAACTACAAGTATCTTGCCGAAGCGTGGAGGATGTTCGAGACGATCCTTGCGCCGATTGTAAAAAGCAAGAACAAGACAGACCGCCGAATCGAGCTGATAACAGGCGGTTCAATCGACTTCTGGAGTCTTGACGACGTAGACAGCGGACGCGGCTACAAGTACCGGCACATCGTAGTAGACGAAGCGGCGAAGTCAAGATATCTCAAAGCCTGGTGGACAGAATCTGGCAGGCCTGCGCTGTCGGACTTCAAGGGTTCCAGCGACTGGCTGAGCACTCCGAAAGGCAGAGACTACTTCTACGAGCTTTACAGCAGGGGATCGAGCAATGCGCAGAAGGACAAAGCCTGGTCCTGCTGGCAGATGCCTTCAGACACGAACGACAAGCTACCTTGGCTTGCTGAGGAAATGGAAGAGGCGCAGAACGACATGCCTCCCAGGTCTTACCAGCAGGAATATCTTGCGCAGTTCCTCGACGCTGTTTCATCTGGCCTGTTCGATCCTGAGCAATGGAAGTACGGCCACGAGCTGACAACTAACGTTAGGACGTGGGTTAGATTCTGGGACTTGGCAGTAGCCGAAGGCGCGGAAAACGACTACACGGCCGGCGTATTGCTTGGGGTGACTGAGCACGGCGGGGACATCTGGATAGCCGACGTAAGGCGGTACAGAGAGCCTTGGCCGGTGTCTCGCGAGATCATCAAGCAGACGTGGTACGACGACCAGGCGATGCTCGAAGCGGTGTACAGGACGCAAGGCAAGAAGCCCCCCGTATATATGCCTGCCGTTGAGAAAGCAGGACAGCAAAAGGGCTTAATCGACGACCTTAACTGGGCCGGCGACATGTGGTTCGCAGGCGACCAGGTTAAAGGCGACCTCAAAGAAAGAACGTCCATGTGGGCGTGGAGGCAGACTAAAGGGCAGGTGTGTTTATTGCTTGCTCCTTGGAACTCAGATTTTACAGAGGAATGCGCGTTCTGCAATTTTGACGGGCGCGACCACGACGACCAGATAAGCGCGGCTTCGGGTGCCTTCGGGCTTCTGTACAAAGCGGCGTTTCCAGACAAAGACAAACAGGACGGCCCTGCTTATGGGAGTCCGGAGTGGCATGTTGAACAAGCAAAGCAAAGAGCAAAATCCAGTTATAGCAGATACAACTGAGGGCATTCCCTTCCAGGTTATCGGCATAGCGTCCAACGTTATGCTTCGGCTAACGTTCCAGAACCAGGGCAAGGCAGGTCCGGAGCAAGTCAACTTCGGCAACGACTTTGCGACGGCCGCGCCTATCTACAAGGACGGCAAAGCAGGCGTGGAGGTTGTTTGGCACAAGAACTATTCCGTAGCGCACCTGAACAAGTCGATGCTTGAGACGGCTCGAAGCAAGTACTACCGGTGCAAGTCCCAGCACGAAGGGCGCGAGAAATGGCTGAATCAAAACCAGAATATCGCTCCTAACGTCAAGGCGCAGATGGAGGACGCTTTGAAGCAGGCAGAGACCGAATTGCTTCAAGCGGAGATAGAATACGAGGAAGCGCAGAAGCTGCAGACAGATCCTGAGACGAAGCGCTTCAAGTGGTTCGAGGGCCAAGAGTTTGCCGCTCTATGAGGCAACGTGCGAAGAGCACGGCAATATTGAAGCGTTCGCGCCGATGGGCGGACCCATCCCGTGTCCAGTTTGCGCTAAGGCCTGCAAGAAAAGAATCGGCTCATTCGCGTTCAAATCGGGAGTGCTAGACCAGTACGAAGAGTTTCTTGCCGTCAAACAGAAGAAGCAGATCGAAGAGCAAATAGCGACGGGGCAGGTCGAATCGGTGACCAACCGCGGGCCGCGCGAGTTCCATCCCCATTACGAGCCTAAGTTCAAATGAAGCTGACAGAACCAAAAGACGCAAGCATGTCGATCATGCAGAACTACGATGCGGACAGGCATGAGGCTATGTACCGCCGCCAGAAGTTCGCATTCGGGCACAGGTATGAAGCGTCCGGCGCTGCGTCAGGCTCGGCAGACTTTCCTATGTTTCCCGACATCGAGAGCCTGTACCACGAAGTTGGCATAGGCCGGAACATTGTCACCGCTCAGTTTCTGGCTGCTGCGTCTGCATGCTACACAGATCCGCAGCCGGAGTTTCCGCAGCTGCTTGAGCACGACGCCAAAGTAAGAAAAGCTTTGCTCATGGCTCGCAGGCGCGGCGTTCCAGACTTTACGGACAAGAAGAGCAAGGGCCAGTCTAGCGGAGGCTGGAAGCAGGACGATATTAGCGTGGTGCTGGACGGAGACGGGCTTGGATTCGGGTGCCTTGAAATGGGCCTTGAGACCGGCGAAAGCGGCCTGCAAAGGCTTACTGCCCGCCATTCGTCATGTTTGCACACGGTAGGCGACCGGTCGAGCCGCAATCCTGACAAGTGGCGGCATATCACATTCATCGACTTCATCTCTGAAGACCAGGCGATTGCGCTATACGGCGAAGGCGTTAAGGCGCAAGTAACGCAGTTCTACGATTCGGGAAGCGCGGAAGCGATGCGCCTTGTTCCAATTATCAGACGGTACGACCTGGGACACGGGAAAGGCAACCCTACGCTTATCGTTTGGGCAGGGTCGCATACTTTGGAGCCTGTGATGCGGGTAGAGAACCCGTTCAAGTGCCTTCCATTTTCGTACTACGTGAACATGTTCTACTCGGGCATGAGGTACGCCACGGGCCGAATCGAGCAGCAGATGCCTCTTGAAAGCATTAGAAACGAGATCGAGCGCGAAATTATGGCGATTGCCAGGGGCGGCGCTTCATTCGACATATTGAACGAGTCCATGTTCGAAGAAGAAGACTTAAAGGCGATCCTAGACGGAAAGCCGATGCCTTATCTGAGGCTTAAGAAGGGCTTCACTCTCGACGATAAGACCTATCAGCGCATACCGACAAGGGACATTCCGAACCAATACTTCACGCTTCTGGACTACTATTTCCGCCATGAGACAATGGCAAGCGGAGTCAACGAGTTTCAGAGAGGCGCGCAGCTAGATTCCAAGCGGACGGCCACAGAAGTTCAGGCGGTGGCCCAAGAAGGCGATACTCCCCAAGCGTGGATGAGCAAGCGTCTAAGCGAATACTACGTTCGCACGTTTGAAGTTGGGAGCATGATCGCCAAGAAGTTCGACAAAGCTCCTGTCATGCTCGACATTGACGGTGCGCAGGTTCTATTCAACAACCCTGAAGACCCGTATTCGATGATATCCGAGTATTTCAAAGCTCCTTCAACGATCCTTGTAAGCGAGCAGACCTTAAGGTACAGGGACCAGCAGGCGGAGCAGGCTAGAGAGCTTGCCAAGTGGATGTCGTTCGCCAATCCGCAATTAGCGGCGTTCCTAGGCATCGATCCCGCTTACCTGAGAGACAAGATTTTGCTTTCGATGGGCGAAAAAGACCCTTCCAAAGCATATGCGCAGCAAGCGCAAAACATGGGCGCGGCTCCAATGCCGATGCCCGTTCAAAACGTCCCCGCCTAGAGCCGGGAAGGAGAATCTATGCCAGAAGAAATCGCCTTAACAGGCGCAGAGACAGAAGCGTCCGCATATATTGCCGACGGCATTGAGCCAGAAGCCGACGAAACGACCGAAGAAGACCCCGGCGGGCAAGAGGAAGAATCGGAGGAACAAGGCGAAGCAAGCAATGAAGACGCTCCAGAAGGAGACGATCAGATAGGCTTGCCGATTGCAGACCTTGCAGAGCTGTTTCCGGAGGATGCAGAAGCTCTTGCAGGTTTGAGCGAAGCAGCGCGAACACAGATCGGCCAAGACATTGCCTACAAGAACATGGCAAACGAGCTTTGGTCCAAGATCACCGACCCTGAAAACGGCAAGCAGGCTTTCGCCGAGTTTGCCAAACAGCTAGGCTACGGCGACTTGATTTCAGGCGCGTCCCAAACAGGAAATGCGCCAAGCAATGCGGCCGGAACGTCCGCTGAGCCCGACTACTCGCAATGGTACGAGAAGGGCTACGCCAGCGAAACAGAGTACAAGCTCGACGTTCGGCTTAATCGGCTGGAAAGCGAAAACAAGCAGCTTAAGGAAGCCCAGTTAAGGGATCAGAGAGAGCGCGAGGCTTCAGAAAAGCTAGACAGAGCGCACGAAGCTATTGCCAAAGCGGTAGCGGACGCAAACCACGGATTCAGGCCTTCTAAGGCGCAAGTCAAAGAGGCCGTTAAAGCGTTTCCAAACATGCCTGTAGCCGAGGCTGTAGAGGCCAAGTTCCACAAGGCCATCATGCAGCACCGGGACAAGCAGACGGGCAGGCCGGAACCGCAAAGAGGTCCGGAGATTGCGAGAGGCGGAGGATCGAGGGGCGTAAACGTCAAACTTGGCGCAGGCCCGAGCGATCCGAGCATTTACAAAAGCTGACGCGCTATCCCGCCGGAAGGGATAAAAGACATTGGCTAAATTTGACAATCTGAACGCAGTATCGTCTGATCTGGGTTCGCAGCTTGGGGGCTTTAACGTTCCCGCATACCTTCGCGGAGAAGCTCTTCGCGTATCGACCTATCGAAACTTCACGCTGCACAGGTTCCTAGGGGCCTACGTTGGAGGCGAGCCGAAGGGCGGAACTCCAAACTTTCAGCGCGTGAAGAACGTCGTCAACGAGTACCGCATTCCGTTCCAGCTCGCTCTGCCAGGGTTCTTCTCCGGCGTGGCGCGAGGCGGAGCGGCGCACAAGGCGGCTTACGTTCCCGCAATCACCGACGACCACGGCGGCGCAGGGCGGGTATTGGTCGCCGAGTATATCGGACGCGCCAATATGGGCACCGACGAGAAGTCTCTGCTTATCGGAGAAGGCACGGCGGTTGAGATGGCAACGTTCTGGCGAAACCTCGTCATTGACGACTGGCACAACACGCTAGGCACGGCTCTATGGACGGCTGCCGCACCGACTGACAGCGTTTTGGGAGGCATCCCCTACGCTATCGACGACGGCAACACCTACGACGTGTACTGCGGAGTCAAGCGAAGCGATGCTGCAAACGCAGATATGAGGGGATACGTCGATTCGACGGCTGAACCTCTGTCTCCGCGCCATTTCTTCACCGCAGACGCGACGATTGCAACAAGATCGTTCAAGGATGCCGGAGACGCCAGAGTGGACACGATTGTGGCGGGCACCGCTCTCTACGTGCGGGCGCAAGAAATCGCGCTGTCCTACTCGCAGGCGCAAATGAACGAAAAAGGCCAGTTCGGATTCACGAGCGTTAAGTTCGCGGGCTACGAAATCGGCCTCGACCAGCGGGCTCCCGACGGACATATCTACTTCATGGACTCTCGAAGCCACTACATGCTGGTGGACAAGAACGACGGTCCTTTGGCGCTACTTGACTGGGGCATCGACCAGACCACCGTTGCTTCCTACATGGCAATGTGGCAGTCGAAGATCCAGCACGTTTGCATCGCTCCGTGGTGCAACTACAAGATGACCGGCAAGAGCTAGTCTCTTTCGCTATTGGGAGGCTTTAACCGGCCTCCCTCGCGGTTCGCCGCCGCGTGACAAGCATCGAGGAGGTGCAAATTGGCTAATTCGAAAGAACTCTTCGTTCCAACACACCCAGGCTTAAGGGGAATCAACAAGCTCCAGCAGATGCGCGTTCCAGACTTGGACGGCGCAGGCATGAGGCTTGCCGCTTTGCCTATCGCTAAGGCTCTGCAGAAGTACTCCACGCCGATAATAGGTATGGGCGTTCCGCTTGCTACAGGCCATTGGACGCTTCACAATACTGGAACGGGCGCGGGCATCGTCCATGAAACAGGCCCGTCTTCAGGGCTTCTGCTTACCACCCCGTCAGACGACTACTTCAACATCTCCATGCAGTCCCGCGCTACATGGACATTCACCGGCGCCGCGCTAGACAACAGGTGGTGCGCGATGGTGTTCCGCGTCAAAGTGGACGACATCTCGAACATCGGTTTCGCGCTTGGGATCGGAAACACCCAGGTTCAGAACTTCACAACCGACTTTACCAATAAGGTCGTGTTTCAGAAGGCTATCGCAGCGGGAGCGGTTATCGGCTCTGTACGATCGGCATCGGGCACGGCTAGGGATTCGGCCACTCTCGGCACGATGGTAAACGATACCGAAGTGGAGCTGTTCGTTGTGTTCAAGAAGGGCGCAACAGCTTCGGCTTGCCGGGGCTCGTTCTTCTACAACGGCACCGAAACGAAGTTCAGCAGCGCGCAGCTTACGGCATTGGCGGCTCTTACGGGAGCGGTTCAGTTCACCGTCAACTGCACAGGCGTCATGGGCGCAACTAAAAACATGACCGTAGCCGTTGGATACGGCGAACTCGACATTAACGAGGATGCAAGATGAGCACTAACTTCCACGAATCAAAAGTAGGAATCATGCCGGATTTCTTGCATGCTTTCGAGTGGTATCCAAGATCGCAGACGATCATCACGCTCCACCCGTTCACCATCACCAACACCGGCTCAACTCTGGCTGTCGGCAACGTTCGAGGCAGACCGTGCGCCACAAGCACCGCCGCATCCGGCACTGACCTCAACAGGCTCGTTTCAGCAGTCGCGCAAATCTTGCCTAAAGCAGGTATCCCTATCCGAATCCAAGCTGGGTTCACCCAGGCCAACGCGGCTCATAACTTCGAGTTCGGAATCGCCACGGCGGCAAGCACCTACGCATCGCCTGGGACAGACTATATCACGATCAGAAAGACTGAAAGCGATGCAGTGCCTAAGCTGAGATTCTCAAAGGCATCGGGATCCGTAACGGTTGTTCCGCTTAATCTAACGATGGCGGTAGACACCTGGTACGACTTCGAAATGCTCATTACTCCCGATCTGTCGGCAGCAGGCAAAGGAAACATTCAGGTGTTTTACGCCTCCGGCGACAACACCAGAGGCCAAGGCATGACGCGCATCCTGAACTACGACGTTCCTGGAGGCGCAACAGTCAACGCTATCCCTGACACTGTGAACATGTCGGAGTTCCTCCACATGGGCAACGTGGCTGGCGCAGGAACCGCTGTTCAGGCGTGTTCCCACTACAACCTATACATGTAACATGACGGCGCAAGAGATACTCGATTCCTACAAGCAGATACGGTCATATGCTTTGTCGGGCGTTCTTGGACGAGGCGCAAGCGACGAGGTTCTTATCGACTGGCTCAACAAGGCGCAAAGATGGATCGCCATCGAGTGCGAGTGGCCCAATCCGGCTATTGCGCTAACCCTTGCCGACGGGACTAAGAGCTATCCGCTTAGCGGAACCGGCTGTCTCCGCGCGCGTTCTGTTATCGTAAACGGCTCCGAGCTTTACAACTATTCGGGCTCGGAGCCTGGATTCTATTCTTTGGAGGAGTGGGAACTGTGCTTCCCAGGATGGAGAGACAACGTTCAAACGGGAACGCCTAGCGCTGCGATGGTCATTTCCAATACGCTCTATCTTTGTCCAGCTCCGGACGCTGCATGCGTCGCAACAGGCAAGAACTACTTGAACGGTATTTCAGAGCCGACTCCGTTGGACGTAAACAATCTGAGCGCAGAATGCGATTACCCCGACGATCTTGCGATGGCCATACCTTACATCGCGATAGTCAAAGAGTGCGAAGACACGATGGAAACCCCGTCTGAAGAAAAGAGGCTTATTAGAAAGGCCGACGAAGCGGCGCGAATCATCCAGCACTACCGGCAGATTAACAGGGCTCAAGGTACAAGGACTCCGAACAGCTCCAGCTACTACCCCAGGCAGAGGCGGTTCGTTTGAAAGGCTTCAAGCTGTCAGGATTTGCCGGGATGGTGTCTTCAGTAGATCCGTCGATGATCCCGGAGAGCGCGGCATCGGACATGCTCAACGTCACAGTTGAGGATAGGACGATCAAGCCGAGAAAGGGGTACCGCAACATCAGCGCGGCTCCTGCTTCGTTCGAGAAGTGCTGCGGGTTTGTGTACGTGAACGGCTATGACGGATCGTTCAACGGCATAGAAGAATATCTCAGCTTCGAGAAAAGATCGGGAACCGTTAAGCCGTACTCTGTCAATCCTTCTACGGGCGTTAGAACGAAGCTGACAAACGGCGCGTCCGAGCTGTCGCTTAATGACGGCGATTGGTTTGCTGTCGCATGCCAGGGAAAAGCCTACTGCTTCAACTCGGCAGACGGCATCTACCGAAGGACGCTAGGTTCTGCTGCGAGCTTCGCTCCAATGACCATGCCGTCGTCTCCCACAACTACGATAGGCTGGGCGTTTGCGCCTGATAACACTGTTTCATGGGGCACATTAGACCCTACTTCCGGCACATCGGTAGCGGTAACAGGGGCCGCCGCCAACGCGAACAGCGCGAACGAGTCTGGGATACTCAGGATTTGCCATACAGGATCGGGTGCCGGATCGTTCCAGATTGTCATGGACGCGACCGGAGGTCCGGGCAAGCAGGACACGAAATATAGGGACTGCATTCTCTTTTCTCTTTCGGCATACGATGCAACGAAGTTCGACATAGACCCTTCGTCGGTCGTAGTGGAACTGGCCAACGACGACGGCACTCCTAAAACGCTGACGGCCAGCCTTGTCGTCTATCGGCAAGTCCAATCCGGGAACTATTCTTTTGCGGCTTGGTTCGAGTCGGGCAAAACTCGGGCAGACTGGGGAGACGGCGCAGGAACGGGCAAAACCAAGAAGCTGAAGATCAGCTACACCGTGTCGAAATACACGTCTTCGGCAACGTCTGCGCAGAAGGGGCTTAGAATCTGGCTTACCAGCTTCTGCGGAGTCCGCATGGTTCCGACTCAGAACGCTTCTGAGCCAGGCGGAACGCTGGGAATCGGATACTCATACTACAATTCGACTTCGGGATGGGAGTCTGACATAGGCGGGGTGGCAGAGGTTCCCTACTCGGTTTTAACGGGCGGAATAGGCGCAGAGTCAACGCCTAGCAATAAAGGCGCAAGATTAACGCTAACAACCGTTGCGACCGGTTCAGCCGACAAGGTTAGGCACTACGTCAGGGACATCGACGGGTACTGGCACAAGGTCAACGAGCAGGACGACACAACTCTTACCTTCACGCTTCAAATAAACTATCTTGAGGTCTTGGCATGCGATGTTTACTCTTCAAGGCAGTTCGAAACAACCAAGAAGATTCTATGCGCCGCCGAGTTTAGAAACTCGATCATTTGGGGCTATGAGGACGGCGTTCTCAGATATTCCAGGCAGGACACTCCTGAAGCGCAGCAGTCCCCTTACGACAAGGAAGACGACACAGCCAAGGGAGCAGACTGGCCCATAAGCGCGGCTAAAGACGACAAGCCTTTGGCTATTGTGGCTTCTGGGGATTACGTCTACACCGCAGGATCGAAGGGCGTTTACTACCAGATAGGCGACCGTCCGAGCAACATGACGAACCCCGCCAGGATTCACGGCTCGGCGGGAATCGCAGGAAGAAGGGCGGCCTGCGCGTTCCAAGGCGGAATGGCCTACGTTACCAAGTTCGGGGAGATCCTGCACGCCACTTATGAAGGCATCTCCAGAATAGGAACGTTGCTTGGCGATTGGCTTCGAGGATTCTTAGGTTCAGACCTCTCTGAGTGCTGGATCGTCTACAACGAGCAAAGGGATTCGCTTCTGATAGGACTGGGACAGCAGGCGGTGTGCCTGACCAGGCCGAACTTCACAGACGGCAAACGGGATTGGCAGCCTTACAAGTGGGCGTCTTTCGTTCAGATACCTTCGTTCACTCCCCAGTACGGAATTGTGTGGGAAAGGATTGGCGGAGAGATAGACCAGTTCGAGGTCAATTCAGAGAACGGATCGTTTATCGAAGGCGGCAGCAGGGACGCAGGATCGGAGATGCCTGAAGGGTATTGGCAGTCGAAGGAGTTCGGCGACCCGTCGCAGAGAACCAGACTGTACAGGCTTATTGCCGATTATGAAGGCGCATTGACGGCTGTTGCAGGAAGCGGGGGCATGTCCGACGAGTTTGTCTTTGACGGCCCTTGGATGCTTTGCGGAGCGCAGCAGACGGGTTATAAGCATACATTCAGGTTCATTGTGAACGAGGATTTGGAGTCGTTGAAGTCGTTCAGCGCAGAAGCCGCCGCAATAGGAGGCCGCTATTAGCTTTCCTATGCCTTCTTCAAACGGAGGTTCGTGGCTTCAGCGATGGGCCGAAGAGCTTCGCAAGTGGATCAAGTCCGAAGTGTTGGACAAGATGGGTTCAAGCTCGTCTACCACTACTATCAACAACTCAGGCGATTCGGCGTATTACAGAACGCAAGACTTCACTATTGGATCAGGCGGAACGGCCGCATTAGACGCTGACCCGTTCGGACAGGTAAGGGTTATTATCAACGCTTCCCTTGCGGCGGCGACGCTCATTGAAGTACCGGTTCCTACGACCGAGGCGTGGTTCGACCTCTTTGTGCAATGCGTGTCTCCTTTGGGGGCAGGGGGGGCTTCGCTTCAGCTCAAATACACGGGCGGCGGCGCTACTATCAAGACTTACTCCATAGGAGGTCTTACGTCTCCACAGGGGTTCATAGACAGACTTATAGCCGTCGAGTTCAACGGCGGATTCGTTTACAAGATCGGCCACTCGACTTACTGGAATGCTTAGAGACGCAACACTGGAAGAAATCGAAAGATTAGGAATCCCGAACGTGGGCGGCACATGGGCTTGTGTTTGGGAATCAGACGGCGAAATAACAGGGCATCTGGCGCTGTCTATGGCAAACGGCATCTGCTTTGGACACTCTACAAGGTGCTGGGACGAAGATAAAACCGTTGCGCTTAGACTGTGGCTCAGGGGCAGGGCAAAGGCAAAAGAAATGGGATATCGAAAGGTTCAGGTGCATCTGAATCCTGACACAAAGATGGCCGAGTTTTGGGCTAACAGGGGATTCAAAGAGGTTTACCGCGTTCTCGAAGGTGAAATATGACAAGTTGCAGATCAATCGGCATCACTGATTCTGGAGTATTGCGCGGGTATGTTTACGATCCCGCCACCGCGATGATAGCAGCGGCGGTAATCGGAGGCGGCTCGCAGATGATCGCAGCCGACAAAGCGGCGAGCGCGGCCAACAAGTCCTCGAACAACCAGAAGGCTCTAATCCAGACACAGGTAGACGCCTACAACAAGTATAAAAGCGTCCTTGAAGGACTGGACAAGGGCGGGACGTTCAACTCGTCCATGCAGGAAGCCCAGGCTAAAAGAGACTCGAAGATCCAGAGCGAAACAGATCTGAGAAATATGGCCGGCAGCCTTTTGGCGGGCGGGGCTTCGCAAGGCTCAACAGTCGCAAGGGACGCATTGACAAGCCTTGAGGCGAAGGCGCAAACAAGGCTTGCCTCTGTTCTGAACGCGATCAGGCAGAACGCGGATATGAACAAGCTGACGGCTTATTCGGCTTTGAACTCGAACTCCCAATCCCTGAGCGGCGGAATCAACGCCTACGGCCAAGAAGCGGGCTATTACCGCAACAAGGCAGACCAGGCCGGCGATTTAAGCGGGATTGTTAGCGGCATTTCTCAATACTTCCAAAAGCAAAATACCAGCAATAAGAGCGGCGATGTTGGCATCTGGGAATATCCGCGCAACCCGTCGCAGTTCACCAGCTATTCAGGTTTAGCCGACAGCCTGAACGCCTATTCAACGCCGCTTAAAGACCACAGCTATCTTTGGAAAGCATAATGGACGAACTCACTATATTGAGTCCGAATACGGAATACAAGCCTGTTTCTAGACAAGAATGGCTTGCGGGCCAGGTCGCCAGCTACTACAAAGGGGCTAACGACTCGGGCAAGATGTTTGCCGACGCCCAGCTAGGCATATCTCCCGCCGAGCGGAAACAGGACGTTAAGAACGAGGAAACCGCGCAGAAGGCAACTGAGCTGGTGGCTCAAACCGCGCACCTTGACGATGCCGAGTTCAACGCGGTAATGGATCGTCTCAACGCGGAGATGGGCAACTCTCCAGCCGTTCCGCAGATGCAGACTCCCAAACCAAGCCCGATAGCGATGATCGTCTCTTCTTTGGCTTCGCTTGCGAACCCTTCTCGCGGATCGCAGTATTTCAATATTCCGTTCCAGGTTGCGCAGCAGCAGGGCCAGACGAACTACGCCAACGACATGAACGCTTACAAGGCGGGCATGGGCGCTAGGGGAGAGCGAATCGATGCATTGGGGCGAGAAGCCGACAACGCGAGCCGAAAAGCCGTTGCCCGGTACAACGCTGAAAACGACGCTATACAGACGGCCAACAAGCAAGCGTTTGAAGCAGGCGAGAATGCAAAGAACCGCGAGTTCAAGCTGACTCAGGCGGAAGAGGTTTACCGCAAGGGTATACGCCAGCTGTACAACTCAGCTAACACGTCAACGGAAAAGCAAATCTGGGGGGAGCATCTTGCAAGCCTAGGCGAAATCGATCCTGAGCTAGTCAAAGCAGAAGTGTCGCGAATAGGCAAAACTGAGAGCGCCAAGCAGACTAGCTCCGAACAGATCATGGCGGAACGAGAACAGCGCATGTCGATCAACGCTCAGAAGTTCGCGTGGGCTAAAGAAGATCGGCCATACCATGTCAAAAAGCTAGAAGACGACATGGCGATGCGCGGCATTAAGATGGAAACCGCTAAGCATGTGCTGAAGAAGTACGAACTAGCCGAGGAGTTTATTGTTCCAGAACTCGAAGCCAAGCTAGAGCTGTTGAAGGCAAGAGTGCGCGAAGTGCCGCTGAACATGTATGCGAAAAGGCTGGAGATCGACTACAAGAAGTCCAGAGATTTCAGGACGATCTACAACGCCAACAATTCAGGGCTAACATCGAGAGAGTCCGAGCTTCGCAAAGCTCAGAACCAGGTTGCGATCTGGGATCAGCAACTATCGCAGATAGGGAAGCGCGGATCGGCTGAAAAGTATTCTGACGGCGATACGCGAACAGTTCAGCAGGTTTACGATACTCTGAAAGCCATGCGCGATGCAAAGCAAAAAGACATTGACGATCTTAGCTTAGACATCGCCAAGCGCAAGAAGGTTCTAAACGACTTTGAAAGCAAATACGGTGAAAACTTCCCAAAACAGTTGCCGGTGAAGCCCGCACCGGCAACGATAAGCGAGCATCAGAACTACGGGCTGAATATCATAAAGCGTTCGGAGAAGGAAGAGTAGACCAGTGGAACAACCGTAATATAGCAGGAACGGAAACTCCATCCGCGCACTCATGGGGCGGAGCTATAGACCTGTTCGGAAAAGACCTTCAAGCAAAAGCTGAATGGGCAATAAAGCAACCTGGAGTTAAGAACGTTATCTTCAACCGCAAGATATGGACGCCACGCAAAGGATGGCATCAATATACAGGACTAGACCCGCATACAGGGCATGTACACGTAGAGGCGTAGTCAGTTTCCGTTTATAGCGTCTAGCGGATCTGGTACGTGCGGATAGTTGGAACTCTTCGAGTATCCGCTAGACACTGTCCAGCCTTGCCTAGTCGATCTTTGGCTCATATTTCCATGCTAACACGAAAACCATGAACATCGTCTCAATAGATTCGATACTGAAGAAAGCCCCGGCGAAGAAGCCTACAAGCCTTGAGGAGGCGGTTCGCGCTTTGTCGTCCGGCGAGTCTTTGAAACCGCCTCCATCTACTGTGTCGAAAGGCTCTCTTAAGTCGGCAGTAAAGAAGGCATCGACGGTTAAGCCTAAAAGCCCTCAGGACTTGGCAGAAGGCCGAGTGATGCCCGAAGGGTACAACGTATCGGCCAAGTCAAACCCAGGAACATTGGAAGGCGCGATGGCGCAATGGGACAAAGAGAACCCCAACGCGCCGCTAACGGTGAGGGACGAGGTTAAGTACCGCATCCAGTCGATGGTCGCCAACAGGCCCAAGACAGAAGAGGGCTACCGGGCAATGCGCGAAGGCAACCTTCTCAACGCATTCAACATCGAGGAACAGACAAAGCACAGAATCGGAGCAGACCGAGCGTACAACCAAGCATCTGGAGAAGCACTTGCAGAAATAGGATCCAACATCGATAAGAGCGTTGGGAACGTTCTGTCAACAGCAGCGCAAGGTGCATCGTCTATGTCGTCTGCTGGAGGATTTGAGGATGAGCACCCTATAGCGCAGGTAACGAGAGGCGCAGGCCAGGGCCTTGCATCGTTGGTTAACCCCGTTGACCAGCTTGCAATGCTTTATCAGGTATCCAATGCGGTAGACAACCCTGAGCAGTTCAAACAGCTAGGCGAAGGTTTAGTAAGGCCCGTTACCGTATGGTTTGATCCAAAGGCGACCTATGAAGACAAAGGCATGGCGGCGGTTCAGCTTGCCGGCCTTGTTTTAGGCGCAAAGGCAGGTCTCGGCAAGCTCAAGATTGCCATGAACGATGCGGCTGCTGCCGCGGCTATCTCTAAGAAAACAGGGCTTAGCGCAGGCGAATCTTTGAGGATATGGAAGGAGGCGAAGAAGTTCGACCCAGAGTTCAGCGCGCCGGCCGAGCAAGCAGCCTCTCAGAAAGGCACCGCAATCAAAGGCGAAGGCGCAGACATGCCCCGCATCGAGAACGCGCCCAAGTCAGAAGCCAACTACACGGGCAGGAGAACAGCCCAGAAGCCCGCAGAGGTTCCCCCCGTTCAGAAGACGCCCAAGCCCAAGAAACCCGCGCAGATGCAAGCAGAGACGGCAAACAACATCTCACAGAAGCCCGTAAACGAGACGCAACAGCCTAAACCTCTCACGGGTGAGACTAAACAGCCGTCTAAGGTTAAAGAGCCGTGGGAGATGACGCGCAACGAATCCGTGGAAGAATGGGATTCTATAATCAGGGCAAAGAACGAAGACGCTATTAAAAGAGCTAGTGGGTATAGGAAGCCGACGAATGAAGGAAAGTACAGGCCTAAAGCAGAGGCGATTCGTAAAGAATTAGAGGGCAGGGGTTATAAAACATTATCTATCGATGAGGCTAGCACCACCGAGTCCATTTACGTTCGCATGGAAGGGCCTAATGGAGAGATAGCCTCATATCGCGTCTCAGGCCATTCCACGCAAGGCCCGACCCAAAATAAGGGACTGCGCGGTAAGACTGGCCCGCAGGTTGACGTAACACGCACTACTGACACAATTAAAGCAGTCGATGCTATTGTAAAACGCCAAGTTACCCCCAAATCATCGATAGACATTATTGGACCGTCACACGAAAAATCCGTCCAGCAAGCCGTCACCGAAGGCAAGCCCGTACCCGATAACGTCCTAAACGAATATAAGGGAACTCCGTGGGCAGATGCAGAGATAGCTAGAAGGAACTCTAAGGAAATCCCGAATAGTTCAACCGTTATTCCAGAAAACGCCCCAAACCGTAATAAGCAAACCGTTATTGACGGTTCTGAGAATAAGCCTGCCGTAGATCTGCCCGTAAAAGAGGCGATAACACCTGAAAATCCGGTAGAGCCTAGAGCTACCGGGCTTGCGAATCAGGTACAGGTGCGAGAAGCGGAAGCGGGGTTAATTAAGGCTGTAGAATCCACCAAGGGTGCCACCAGGGAAGGAATACACGAGCAAACAAAAACGTTCTTAGATTCCAACCCGGACTTCAACTATTCCAAGTTCTCAGCGGACATCGCGGAAGGCAAGGTTCCATTCGATCTAGAAGGCGCTGTTAAAGCCAACGCTGGCAAAATTAAGCTGTCTCGCGACGTTGATGCGCTAGGCAAGAAGCTGGATGCAGACCCTTCCAACGGCAAGCTAAGGGCAGAATATAAGCTGGCTCAATCGAAACTAGACGACTATGCCCAAAACATCCAAGTAGGAAAGGGCGCTTGGCATGACGTTGGCATGGCGCTTCAAGAAGGCGCATATGTAGACGACGCAAGTTTCGCGGACGTTATTCAAAGAGCCAAGCGAGAGAAGTACTACGATCCCAACGACAAGGGCTATCACGAAGATGTAAAACTGCTAACCGATGAGCTGGCAACCGTCAAAGAACAGCTCAAAGAGTCAGAGCTAAAGACATCTGAGCTTCAGAAAAAGCTGGAAGAAGGCAAGCGAATCCCCAAGACTAAAGACATCATCGAGCGGGCGCAAAAGAAGCGCTCGGACGCTTTGAGCGAGCTTAAGAGAATGTGGGACTCAGGCGAGTTCGCACAGACTCAGGCAGGCGCAGGCGTAGGCGGGTTTTCACCAGCTTACGCTAAAGCTGTAAAGCTAGGCGTGGACATCCTAATGTCTTACATTGAGCAAGGCGCAGCGACGGTTGTCGAAGCCTTGGGCAAGACGATGGATCACATGAAGGAGATCGGCATAGATGTAGCCGAGCAGGACATCGTAGACCAGTTCCAAGCAAAGCCGAAACCTCCAGTATCGGAAGCCAAGCAGAAGATACTCGTACTAAAGAAAGAGCTTCAATCGCTTACCACTAAGGCGAAAGAAAAGACAGCACAGGCTAAGGCTGAATCGGCAGAGGTTCTGGCTAACCGCAAGAAGCTGGCAGTTCAGGATATTAAGGCGCAAATAGCAGAACTAGAAGCGGACATCAAGAACGGCGTTTATGAGCTTAAAAAGGGCAAGTCTAGAAGTTCTGTTAGCCCAGAGGTCGAGCTACTTAAAGCCAAGAAATACCGATTAGAGCAAGCTGTACGCGCAAAGATCAAAGAGCTAGAATCCCCTAAGTCTGTCAGGGCAGCCCAGGACGTTGCAGGACTTGTTAGAGGCATTCAGCTAGGTTCGGACGTAGGCACTGTATTGAGACAGGGCGCGTTCGGCGTGTCAAACCCTAAACAAATGGCGCGTTCTCTAGCTAGGGCTTGGGAGGCCGCAAAGAGCGACGACGCATTCGACATTCAGATGCACCGCATCAGAAACCGTGAAATCAACGGCAAGCCTGCGATGCTTGTCGAGAAGAAGGCAGGATTGCAGATCACGGACACTCTAATAAAGCCTGAAGAGATCATTGTAGGCAAGTATCTGAAGCGGTTCCCGCGGCTAGGCAAGACGCTAGGCGCAAGGCTAGAACGGTTCCAGGTCGCCTACATCAACTCCTTGAGAGCCGAACTGTTTGACAGAGCGGCAACGAAAGGGCTTAACGACGCTGAACTTAGGGACGTGGCGCACTTCATTAACAACGTGACGGGACGCGGGAATATGGAGTTTCTGCCGGAACAGCTTCAAAAGACATTGAACATCGTTATGACATCTCCCAGGTATGAAGCATCGCGATGGGGAACCATTATGGAACCCGGTAGAAACCTAGCCAAATTGGGGCGCAAGGTAGACGGCAAATGGGTTTGGAACAAAGGCGCTATCGAGAACTTCAAGATGATGGGCAAACAGGCAGCGCTAGGCGTTGCGATTATCGAACTTGCTAAGCAGCTTGGCTTTGAAATCGACACAGACCCAAACTCTCCGGACTTCATGAAGCTAAGACGCGGGGGCACAGTGTTCGACTTCACCGCAGGACTTGTCCCAAGGGCAAGGGACGTAATCAGAGGCGCATACATCTGGGGCACTGGCGGAGATTACAAGAACAACGAATCTTCATTACTAGGCAAAGCCGTTACTAGGCCGATCAGCCCTGCCGTAAGACTGCCGTTAACGCTTGGATCTGAAGCAATCCAGCGGTATGGACTTAAGAAGCCCGTTGAAGACGTTAAAGACCCGTTCTCAGGCATGGATATGGAGAAGGAGAACATGGGTTGGCGCATGGCGCTTCCCCTTGTCATATCCTCGACTATCGACGCAGGACAGCAGGACGGCTTCTGGACAGGCGTAGGCGCATTCGGCGCTGAGTTATTGGGCGGAGGCGTCAACACCTACGAGAAGAAACAGCCAAAGGAAAAAACAAAACGCCATCCAGGATTTATCCCGCCGCCTCGAGACCCGACCAAGAAATACAAACTGTAAACCCAAAGCCTCCTAGACGGGGGCTTTTATAATTCAGGAGAAGAACACGCATGAATATCACATTGTTAGACGCAATGGCAGGACGAAAGCTGGAAGTGCTGGGAACGCCTGTCGAAGTATCGGGGCTAAGCGCCGCCAAGAACATCTTTGAAAACCCTCCGGTTGGAACCATTGCAGCCATGGTCACCGTGAACACGAAGTCCATTCGATACTGCATGGACAACGCCGTTCCAACATCAACGGTCGGGCATCTTGTTGAAGCCGACAAGGACCCTGCATGGTTTCCGTTCCCGGAGAAAGTTCTGCGCAAGATCAAGGCTATTGAAACTGCAGCAAGCGCCGATCTTTACATCACCTATCTCGGAGTCAATGCGGGATGATCCGCACAAAACGCGCTCTAAGGCCCCAGGGAGCCATAAGAGGCAGATACGGGGTGTCGGACGCGTCTGCGACTCCCGCGACGATCACGGACCCTATGAACTCGCGGGCGCTAACTCAGATGCTTGCCATCGGCATCGGCGGCGTTCATAACGCGTCGGACGATTCGCGGTCGCATCCTACAACCCTGGCGTCGCTGAACTCCTACAACTGGGCATCTAAAAAAGCCCTTGGCGGCCTGGTTCCGCTTACAACTTTCAAGACAGGCGGCTCAGCGGTCAAGCTGGATTCGTCATGCAACGAGGCGAACTTTCCAAACGGATTCTATATTCGCCAGATACTCGTATACTCTGATGGCGTATCAACGGTTTACCTACCTTTGACGTTCGGCGGGCAAAACTGGAAGCTCGTCAATGCCGGAGAAGATTGGGAAACCGATAATGTCGCTATTGTTGACAGAAACGGGGCCGCGTGGACGCTGCCGACAACGACAGCCAGATACATTGTTACCGAGGTTAAGTTCGACAACACGACCGGAACAACGACGGGCCAGATCGTCCATCGATACAAACTCAGCACAGACTTTAATGAGTATTGCTATTACAACGTGTCGAATCTCGACGCCATTGCGACGGGCACTGCTCCATCAGGAACCAACTGTCCGTACGGAGCATTCGGTCCCGACTGGTGGTCTGGTGCGTCTACAGAATCATGCGATTCGTATCTGATTTTGGGAGACTCGATCAGCGTCAACTCGAACTATAACGCGCTCAACTATGCCTATGCCACTGGCCACGGGCATATCGGCGAAAGATGCGCGACTGTCGGATTCCAAAACTGGTCGATTCATACGTCGCAGATCGTTAACAGATACAACGAACGGTCTACGGCCTATTCGTTGAACCGTCTGGCGAAGCATTTCACGCATGTTGTTCTTTGCTTTGGCGCGAACGACTTTGCGGCCAATATTGCCAACCAGGACTGGCTGACTCGGCATGCGGGAGTAATAGCGGCTATAAACGCCGCCAGCCCTGCCACTAAGGTTCTTCAAATCATATTGCCGAGAACCTCTGGCACATACGCGACGGAAGCGGGCCAAACACCTGCGGGAACATCGGCGACAGTCATTGCATACACACGGTCGGCATCGTGGATTGCCGACCTGGCAGCAGCGGGCGCGACGCTGAAAGCTTTATGCGACATATCGGCAACGCCTCCAACGATGGGCGTCGGCGCGGCGGCGCATGCCTGCCGAATCGAATACTACTCATCGGGCTGGACCTATAAGTGGGATGTTGACGAAGCCGCAACAAGCCTCTATAACGGAACAGTGACCGCTACGAGCGCGACGATCAAGCAAGACTTTGTAGATTCCGGCCTGATAACTGGAAATCTTGCCGTCGAAGACGAGAACAAGTGGCAAGTGCTTGGAAAGCGGCTAGTCTGGCTTACCGGTGCAAATGCGGGACAATCTAAAGACATCGACTACTTCTTTAGGTCAGACTCGGCAAACAAGATTAGACTGGCTTCTGCTTGCACTAACAATATTGCCGTTGGCGACACCTACAAGATCATCAACACTTTTACGTCGGACGGAGTTCATATGACGCATGCGCAGCATCAAATAGTGGCGCAATGGTTCAAGGAAAACTTGGCGGCGCTATCAGCGCTATAAGCTGCTGCAAAGCAGATCAAGATCAGCCCTCAGGCTTCGGTCTGGGGGCTCTTTTTTTTGTTTATAGGTCGATGTTTTTTATCTTGATAACCTTGCCGTCAACCTCTTGGGCTTCGCCGGCCATGCTGCGCTGAGACCTCCACGTTCCTTGTCTCTTTCCCCGTCAGCCTAGCCGCTAAGAACTTGCCGTCGAGGAACAGCAGAACGTAGTCAATGAAAATCATCTTGCGCCCTCGAACGCATAAGCAGCCGATTTCCAAAGAGCCTGTGAAATCCTTAAGCTGAACAGGCTTGGAGTTCGGATCGTCGGCCCAATAATCCGTTGACTTCCATAGCGTTCCGTCCGACTTTACAATGTAATGGTCCATCAGGCAGCCAAGGCTCTTAGTCTGCCAATCTTTGGCATATTTAGGGCACTTCGGCAGTGGCACGTGAACATCTACTGTGTCAAACATTCCCATCTTAAAGCACCGGCACCTTGTTATCCTCGCCCTGAAGCACGTACCAGTCCTTTTTGGCCTTGTCCTTCTCAGGCACGTCGATCCATGCCAGAACCTTCGGCTTGCCGTTTCTTCCGACCATGCACCGGCATAGCTTGCCCTTGCGGTACTCGAGCCAGACCTGCGACCATTGCTCGTTTGCCCACCATCCCCACCGAGTGAACCGGTAGCCCGGACGTCCTGCGACGGCTTCTGTGATGGCCTGAAAGTTCATGTGTCCACGCTTCACTTTGCTCATTATTCCAACTCCTTCAAAAAGGCAGAAATTATCCCGGCCATAGCCGAGTGTCCGTTCATGTCTAGCACTAAGCCAGCCTTTGCCAATATTCGCTTCGCCTCTTCCAACTTCCCGCACAGTCCCTCTGCCGTGTGTTCGGAGAGAGACTTTCCGCATGATTTGCAGGTTGGCGGGTTTGGGTCGATCTCGCCTGATCTTAGTGCGCTTTGTATATTTCCTAAATTGTATTCCCCACGTTGCTCACTCTTGCAATTTGGACACGATGTAGTGACCATCCCAACTCTGGCTACGCGCGAATATGACATACCGCACCTTTCGCATGTTTGGTAGACCGTTTCGGTGCGCGTCTCAGTTATCTCGCTCATGCTAAAGTTCCTCCATGCTTCTCTATGTAGGCTTGGCCTGCTTTGACGGCTTCTTCGAGCGACGGGTACTTTACCGCTCTTAACAGGTCAACAACCGCGCCGTCTTCGCCAAGGTAATCCTCGTATAGCAACCTGCACACCTTCCAATGGTTGTCAAAGTTCTCTGCAGCGATGCCGCTTCTTTGCGCATAGCCTATCAAGTACGTTAGGATGTTCTCAGTCTTGATTCTTATCTTGATCATACTGCACTCTCCATAGCCTCGCAGATGAGCCGGTAATTGGCCTTCTGCAAATCGTTAGCAGGCGTTACCCCGTCGAGGGACAGATAGGACAAGGGTCGTTCTTTGATTGTTTTAAGCAGCTGCGTCGGGTCGTTCAACACCTGCTCTCGCAATGCCGGGTAAATCTCCCCGCCGTGAATCGCGTCTTTCGCATTTGAGACTGCTATTTGCGCCTGCAAAATGCCTGAGTTTGGGTGGCACAGAACATCGTCGTAGGTGTTCAATGTGAAATCATGGCCCACGTAAAAGCTAAACTTGTCATGCGATGGGGCAGTCAGATACCTCACGCACACCGGCTTATTCGGGAAAGCCTTCATAATCGACGCCATTATGCTTCGCTGAGTATCGAAAGAGCATATGTCCTTCTTGACTCCTAGGTAAGCGTCTAGCAAGTGCCTCGTGCCTTCTCCGAACTGGCCGATGCCAGGTCCCTCTACGCAATAGAGCAGAGGATCGTTTCCGTACCACTCGCCTAGATGCCCGTGCCAGTCTTGCATGAACGGAAGGGCTTTGGCATAGTCGTATTCGAGACAAACCTTCTTGCCGTCAATGTAGCATTGGACCGGGATGTCCAGTTCTCCTGGAAGGCCCGGGTAGGCGAATTGGTATCCGCCGAGAATGGATGCGTCGTTTGGAAAGTTTATGGCCAATCTAAGCGCTATACTGCGGCTGTTATGAGATTTTGATTGTGCCGCTAGGCTGATCGGCTTCTTCCAAATGCCTCTGCAGCAGCACATAGCGGGAGTCAATATCAGTCTGGTTACGATTGTTTTCATTTCATCCTCCACGGCTTGATCCACTTGTCAAGGCAGACATCGCCAAGCAACGGCTCGCACGATAGGAACCTGTGCGCGGCAGGGCGTAGCAGTTCTTGCATCCTTGGCTTACCTTCGTGCATCCGCTGGTTATGTTCCAGGTCCTTTCGGTCCATTCGATTCTCGATTCGTTGCTCATGATCCTTGCTCCTTAGTCAAAGAACTTCAGCAGCTGCTCAAAGTTCTTATGCGTCATAATCCTGCAATTCCTTAGCTGTATAATGCACTCTTCTATCATGTGCATTTGGTCGTGGTAATCGTAACCCTTAGCGTGCAACCAAGGTTTTGTCTCTTCGATATAGCCGCCAAACACCCAGTAGTACATCGTAGCGGACTTTCCAAATAGTCCAGTATTGAACTTAACAAGAACCCACTCGGTGTAATCAATGCCAGCGATGGCCGATACGGGATATTCCTCGCCGTCTTTATACTCGATGGCCGCCTGGTCAACTGGGTATGGCAGCAAGAACCTTCCGGACTTGCACACTTCGGGGCAAGGGTCAGGCATGCGCCTCATGAACTCTCGATATTGGTTGATAGTGATCTTAGCTAGCCTTGCCATTACTTTCTCCTGTTGCGCATCGCGGCAACGCTATACCCATAGATGGTCTGCATATGCTCGCTGCGCTCCATAGAATCCATCGCGATTCTGTTGATGTCTCGCATGGCATTCTCCAGTTCGGCTATGCGCTTATTTAGGGCGTCCTCGATTGGACGGGTGTTCCATTCGCCATCCTCAGACCTCGCTCCGCACTTCGAGCACATCTGAAAGAATCTGTCGTCTCTTCTATTCCTGCGCACTCGCTCTCCGCCACAAAATGGGCAATGCTTAAATTCGCTCATAACTCACCGTTCCTTAGCTTCTCGATGTGGTCTAAGCACTTCCTCAAATAGATCCACGTGTCATTAAAATCGGCATTGACATCTATCAGTGGTTCAATGGCAATGCGCGCCTTCTCAATGTTCTCCTTGATCGACTCATCCCACTCCCACGCGGGTTCTGCCAATTCCAGCACCTTCTCCTTGGAGAGCCACGCCTCGAACATCTCGTCATCGGGCCGTTTTACTAGCCAGGCGACTTTCTCCCCGCGTTTCCTCTCTTGGATGATATGGTAGACGTGTCCGCCTTTCTTGGCGCGTAAGACGATGATTTGCTTAGCAAAAGGATCGCTGCTCATCTAACCCCTCCATAGTGCCTTGACCTTCAACATGCGTTTTTACTGGGGCCTTGGCTTTCTCTGGTCCAAGCATCCTGTTCACAGCCTTAAGCCATGCTTTGTACGGGTACATGCTTCTCTGGCCGAACGGGTATGCCTCGCTTACTGCTTTGCGAAGCGCTCTGCCTGACAGGTGCGGATACTCGCGCATTACTTCTCGTATAACTTCGCATGATCGCTGATACCATGTCACCCTAACACCTCCGTGCCTATGGACTCTAAGACTGATGCGCTTGTAAGTTCCTTATCCCGCCAGTTATTCGATGGCAATCTGTACATTAATCGCTCATTGTTCCACTTATATGTAAGTCCGTCTTCAGCAACGAACAAAGTCTTCTCGTGCTTCCTCCACTCCCACACGCTCATCGTGCGGGGCTCTTTGACTAGTGTGGCTCCCATGAGTTCTAACTCTTCAGCATTAAACATCGCAAAGTAGTTTCCGTTTTGTTGGAACTCATACCCATAATCACTGGTTATTTCTGACACCTTGATAACAAGCTCCCCAATCTTTACTGGATCGCCTTCTTTTAGATTCTCAAACATCACATCCCCTCCACGGTGACTCGTACTTTGTCGCCTGGTTTGAAGCCATCCCTATCTAGCGCCTCGTTTAACGGAAAAGGCGTATGTTTGCGTACCCAAGTCTCAACAACGCACTTCTTCTTGCCCCGGCGCACCTTGAGCGATTCAAAGTGATCGAACTCGGAGCGAAATATGCCGTCCTTCTCTTCGGTGTCGAACCAAGCAACATGGCTTCCGCCGAAGTGGTCGATTACCTTCCCGCTCTTGTCTAGCACGTCGCCTTTAGTTAGCCCGTCAAAGCAAGACACCTCGACTACCTCGTATTCGGGTTCGTCTAGCCATCCTTGCTCTTTGAACAGCTTGGTTAAGTTGCGGGCTGATTCTCTGTCCAAATACACGCCTTGCGGGGCTTGCCACACTCCAGATTGCGATAGTCTAAAACTAGAATCGTTAACCACTACGTATGCTTCGGATCCAATATCAATCTTGTTTTCCATATTCAATCCCCTCTCGGCGCTGGCAATTGCCCTTGCGCTGTTTTCAAATCGTTAATCTGCTTCTGTTTGTCGTTTAGTTCGTTTAGGAACACCTGGTAGTTATCCTCCATCTGCTTTTCCAGCTTGGAAAAAGCGCCCCGATCCAAAGGAGATGGAAAAGAACCGGGGCTACGCTGGATCGGTCCGGCCTGTCTGATGCAGGCTATCGTTAGGAGGATTAAAAACGTTATCGAGACGGCGGGCCGGGACAGGCTAGTCACGATTGCGCGTCCTTTTCGCGCGTCTTTATACCTGCCCCATGAAGAAAGCCCGCCGCCTTTCCGCGTCCATGCGAAATCGAGAGATGCGCGGTTCATAGACCTTGCTCCTTGCCATCGTCAGTCTTGACTAGAGTCCATCCGCCTTCGAACAGCGCCTTGCAGTCCTTGCATTGATGCCGATCCTCGCATACAGTAGGCTCAATTCGGTGCAATCCGAAGAAGCATAGAATCCTTCGCCAGTTCACTTATTGCTCCTAAGCTCGTTGCCTAGCTTTGCCCATAGTTGTTGCGCTACTTCGCGGGTAACCCATAAAGTCATAACATTTTCATACTTCTTGTCTTCAAGACACGCAACGCTGATTTCATATACCTTTGAGGCCTCAGCTTCCGTCATCTTGTTAACTGCTATTGATCTCAACATCATGCAACCCCCTTGAAATCCTTATCGACCATCCGTCCTGCGCGGTCCATGCCGTCGTACCACAAGCAGACCTCGAGCATCGCGCTTGTGAGCTCGTCGTCGTTCGCGCAGGTAATAAACTGGTCTATGTCTTCGTGCTTCTCTCTCAGCGCGTCGAGCATTGCGAACTGGGTAGACGGCCTAGGCCGGCCGTGCTTGCCGAACAGGCCGTACCAGCGTTCGGCGAAGTTGGCGATGATGTCTCTGCGGGTTCGCTTGGTCATCTTAAAACATCTCTGCTTCGCCGCGTGTGATAAAGAAATGGATCCCGCTTGCGCACTCCATCCAACGGTCTTCGCAGAACGGCTTAGTAGGTTCAACCGTTTCACCTACAATGTATTCGAACGATGGGTCGCATTGGCTATGTCCAACGGCTAAGCCTTCCGGCAACTCGACAACAACAGCTTTCGACGCCCTGCACTTTCTGCCAGCGGCATTGCTACGATTCGCGTCCGCCGGTATTCGCAACACAGCTACGCCTTCTTTAAGTTTCTTGTAGACAATCAACTCGCCCTCTGCGCAGATTGAAGTGCTGTCGGCTGCAATCTTAGGTATGTTATTCGCCCCAGAGAGGTACGCCCCATAGAGGTTCGCCCCATAGAGGTACGCCCCATAGAGGTTCGCCCCAGAGAGGTACGCCCCATAGAGGTTCGCCTCAGAGAGGTACGCCCCATAGAGGTTCGCCTCAGAGAGGTACGCCCCAGAGAGGTTCGCCCCAGAGAGGTTCGCCTCAGAGAGGTTCGCCCCATAGAGGTACGCCCCAGAGAGGTTCGCCTCAGAGAGGTACGCCCCAGAGAGGTTCGCCCCAGAGAGGTTCGCCTCAGAGAGGTTCGCCTCATAGAGGTACGCCCCAGAGAGGTTCGCCCCAGAGAGGTTCGCCTCAGAGAGGTTCGCTCCGCTTTCAAGCGCGTTAAGCAGACATTCTTTTAGAGTGCCGCACTCGCATTCATAAATCGTTTCGTTAGTAAATCTGTTGACTATCTTCATCTCTTACACCCCTTTCTGTTGCGAACCGCCTCGGCGACCGGCACGATGAAGCAGGCGATGCCGACGAACCAGCCGTAAGCAGTCGGCCTATATCCCATGCAGAACACGAAGGACATGACGACGATGCCCAGCCAGAGCCAGGCTGAGAGGATTAGCAGGGCGGTCATTCCATCCATGATGCACATCCTTCTGTCGAGCAACTAGCCAAAACATGGCCGTTGACTTGCGCCACTGAATACTTGACTATGCCGCCGCAACATGGGCAGGCAATCTCGCCTTGTCCGTGCGTTGGGCATGCTTTTACAATAGCTTCGCGCACTATAGCCGCTCGGTTAATGCTGGCCTGTATTTCGTCGTCTTCCGCTATGAGTTCGGCTGGCGTCTTCGTCTTTCTCAAAGAGCAGGTGTTAGATCCTTCGCCAAAGCATGGAATAGCCTTTAAGAATCCGAATTCCTGCCCATTATTAAACGTCTTCAGATCAATGCCGGCTTCGCATTTGCAACCATGCTGAACGCCTACCCAGTGAACGCACCAAGAAGAGCGGTTGAGCCTCATGCCGACACCTCCCGCATATGCCGAGCGGATCGGATAGCCTTCGACTGCCTGCGCTGAACGTCTCTGCGCTTGAACCGCTTTTGATCGTTGCGATTGCGGACGCATTCGAGAACTTTGAGCCATGTTGCGCCGGGTTTCATCGCTTAACCTCTTGGCCGATTGCCTTCGACTGATCTATCTTGAGCCACACGGTAAAGCGCTCGGTTGTCCGTCCGCGCTTGTCGGTGTAGGCTTCGTTCGATAAAAGCTTGCATCCCTTTCGGGGCTTGACTGGCAGGATTAGCTTCATGCGCGCACCTCCAGCAGATACATCTCGGTTTCCTCGCGTCCTCCGATAATGAAGCTCGTGTCGTCTGATCCCAACAGATCAACCTGGTCGTCTTGCTGGACGTATACGCCGTTCTTGTAGACGATGCCCTGGTCCTTGCACTCGCGCAAAAAATCTGTGTCTGACATGAGGTACATCAAAGCACCTCCGCCTTGGCAATGGCCCGTCTGATTGCCTTCATTGGCTCGAATAGCGAATCCCACACTTCTAGGCTTACCGATCCGTTTAGCGATGCGAATGATTTATGGGCACCTTTCAACGCCTCAAGCAGATCGGACTTGTCTTGCTCGGCTTTTAGCAATCTTGACGTTACTCTTTTTGAACCGCAAACAAGGCACCATTTATCCGTGTCCGCTACATACCTGTACAGCCGTCCGTTGATTACTTTCTCTTCGTAATGCATCAAAGCACCTCCACGCCTGCGCTGTTTCGAGAAGCGATGCGCATTGCGTTCCAGTAGGCTTGCTGAGGGTTCTTGAGCGGAACTTCGTTAACGATCTTGCCGCCAACCATGTGGCCGATCTCTGCCTTGTACTCTTCTGGTAGAAATCCGAACGCCGCGTAAAAGCGGGTTGCGTGTATCCACACGTTTCCAACTAGAATGCCGACCGAGCTGAAATATGAGCCAAGCGACACTTTAGCAAAAGTGCACTTCGCCTTGGCTTCGTTTGATGATTCTGTAATTGCCATTTCGACCGTCCTTGCCCGCTTCTTTCGGGCGACACGTATATATTAGCACAGTTATTCCATGTTTTGACAAAAATGTGAAAAAAAGTTATTCAGCTCTGGAAACATCATGTATACTGTGATCGATGGCAGAACTTTTACCAGAGCTGAAGCGCGGAAGGCGGCGCAAGTATTCTCTAAAATCTGTGGATAGGGCGATTAGGATGATCGCATCTGGAAAGACGCAGGAACAAGCGTCAGAAGCAACGGGCATCCCGCGAGCCTACTTGTCGAAGCTCTACAAGTTCGCCAGAGAAAAGCAAAAGGCCCTGCAAGAAGAACAGGGCCTATCTTCCGAGGCAAGCTCAGAATCATCTGATACTAATGATACCTCGGCGCGTGAGGATGCGGAAACCCTAAAAAGCGAGGTGTAGAAGTGGTTTCAAAGAAAACGAAGTTCACTGAGGACAGGAATACCTTTATAGGAGCATCGGAGATAGGATCTCTGGTCGCTCCTAACGATTGGTACACACCTCATAAACTGTGGATGGTCAAAACGGGCCGTAAGGTTGTTGAGGAAACATGCGCCATGCGAATGGGCAAGTATCTCGAACCGTTCATTTTGCGCGAAGGGGTTGCAAAGGCAAAGGATAGCGGATACCGCATCAAGTGCGTAACTGCCAACAAAAAGACATTCCTTGACCCAAAGAGCAAGCTCGGCGCTACGCCGGATGCGTTCGGCAAGATTTGCATTGACGGCGAATTGAAGGACTGCGTTATTGAAACGAAGTTTGCCAACGACTACTCGGGAGACCAATTCGGCAAAGAAGGATCTGACCAAGTTCCGGATGCCTACGCTTGCCAAGTAATCGTGCAGATGCTTTGCTGCAATGTCGAATACGGCCTTCTGTTTGCTCAAATATCGAACCGCAAAACGGCGGTGTTTAAGATCGAGCTAACAGAAGAAACAAGAGCCGTTCAGCAGATATGCAGGGACGCATCGAACGTTTTTTGGGCTAACAATATCGTAAAAGATTTGCCGCCTAAATTGACGGGGTTTGACACCGATTCGCAGTACGTCAAAGAGCGATACAGCTACGACGACGGAACGATGACTAACGCCGACGAAGAGCACGCCTATATCGCCGGCGAGCTGATACAGCTTCAAGAAGCCATGAAAGACCTTTCCGTAAATGTCGAAGAGCGCAAGAACGCGCTTAAGAACTTCATGGGAGAGGCCAAGGCGTTAGAAACGGAGCACGGCACGTTCACCTGGGCAACTAACGCTAAAGGATCTCGTGTGTTCAGGTTAAAGGAGAAGGCATCGTGAGCGACAAGCAAGGCAACATAGAAAAGGCTTTGGCTAAAGCGGAATCGGGGCAACTGACGGTCAGACCTGTTAAGGCTTCTGTCATGTCTCCTATGCAACTAGCCGAAGTGTTCATGAAGTCTGGTTTCTTCACAGACACCCAGGACATACACAAGGCTACTGTAAAGATTCTTTACGGCCAAGAGCTTGGCATCTCGCCTATGGCGTCGATGACAGGCATTAGCATTGTGAAAGGCAAGCCGTTTGTCGGCTATCAGATTATAGGCACTTTGATTGACCGGCACCCTCGATACGACTATAAGGTAATCACCCGCAACGACCAGAAATGCGAGATTCAATTCTTTAAGGACGGCGAAGCGTCTGGTCCTCCGATGTGCTACACGCTCGAAGACGCCAAACGCGGAGGAACGCAGAACCTAGACAGATACCCAGCTACAATGCTTTTTGCGCGGTGTTTATCGCAAGGGGCTAGAACATACTGCCCAGACGTGTTCGGAGGCTGTCCGGTGTACGTAGAAGGCGAAATACCGCCAGATATGCCTAAAGACGACAAGCCAGAACGCGGAGTCGCGTCGATACTTGGACGCGCTCGACAATCAGTGCAAGAAGAAAAGCCCGAGGAAGTGCAAGACGCAGACTTTCAAGACGAATCCCAGCAGGGGTTAGATATATGAGGCTTTTCGTGTTCGATCTCGAAACCGGAGGGCTAGACCCGAAGGCATGCGCGATCACTCAAATAGCGGCTGCCGTTGTCGAGGCAACAGCCGACTATTCTTCAAGTTTCATTCTTAACAGGATGTCAACTCTCGTAAAGCCCAAGGACGGGCTTATTGTTTCTGATGAGGCATTGAAGGCAACAGGCTTAACTCTTAAGCGTTTGGAAGAAGAAGGGCGCGACGAAAAAGAAACAATTGCAGGATTGTCTAAGTTCGTTGCCAAATACTTCGGAGACAGCAAGCGGTGCTCTCCTTTCGCCCACAACTCCTCATTTGACATGGCTTTCATGGAAGAAGCATGCGCTAGGTGCAATGTTGATTTGCCTTTCAACAGAGCGCACGTTTGCACGATGCACATGTTCCGCTCATTGCGGTTCGCAGGATACCACGACTCGTACAAGGCTAACCTGCCTAGCGTCGCTTCTGCGCTTGGCGTTATGTTCGATCAAACGAAGGCGCACGATGCGGGCTATGACGTTGAAATAACTGCGAATTGCCTTGTCAAGATGCTAGGCATGATGCGGGGAGGATTGCAGGATGTTCATTGAGGTCAAGGTAGAAAACGTAGTCATACCAACCACAACGCACCAAAGCAAGAAGATTGTAAAAGCAGGCAAGTTCACTAAGCTGGCAGACACGCCGGAACTGAATGCCGCTAAAGACTTCTGGCGCTTGATGCTCATGAAAGACAGACCGGCAGAGCCTATTTCTATGCCCTGCTTTCTTTTGATACAGCTCTATTGGCCGTACCGATCATCAGAGCCGAAGAAGAACAGGAACGGCTTGATATGCCACTCGAGCAAGCCCGACTGTTCAAACATGGCAAAGACAATCGAGGACAGGCTAGTAGAGCTAGGCTACATCAAAGACGACGCATTGGTATCAACGCTGCAGGTGAGCAAGTACTGGTCAGAAAAAGGCGGATTCCGTATTGTCATAGACGAGGACGCATACGATCCGTTCGAGGGGTAAACGATGATGTATAATTCAATTGGGCCGAAACCGGTGGATGCCGTACAACATCCGTCGTTTGAACCGGCGATGGCCCTTTCCTATCAAACGAGGCACGAATGAGAATTAGAACCATAAAGCCAGACTTTTTTTTAGACGAAGAGCTTTCGGAGTTAGAACCTCTCGCTAGAATCGCTTTCCAAGGGCTTTGGTGCGCTGCTGACAGAAGAGGCCGGTTAGAAGACCGCCCCAAGCGGTTGAAGGTTGAAATACTCCCTTACGACAATTGCGACTTCGACGCGTTGATTAACTCGTTGCACAACGCAGGGTTCATTATCCGCTATGAGGCCGAAGGCAAGCGCATCATTCAAGTCGTCAACTTCGAGAAACACCAGAGAATCACCGGCAAGGAAGCTGAAGCTGAGTCTCACTTTCCAGAATACAGCGGTGAAACATTGGTGAAACAACAGGGAAACACTAGGGAAACAACTGAGACGACAGGAAGGGAAGGGAAGGGAATAGGAAAGGAAGGGAATACCCCCTTACCCCCAAAGGGGGCTGACCCTCGCGTCGCGGAAATCGTTTCATACCTGAACGCCAAGGCGGGGAGGGAGTTCGACCCTGGGAGCAAGTGGCACGAATTGAACGCAAGGCTTAAAGACGGGGCGACAGTTGACGAGTGCAAGCTCGTGATCGACTTCAAGACGGACGAGTGGGGTAAGTGCGACCTTGCGAAGAACATCAACCCGACAACGCTGTTCAGGTCGAACAACTGGATTCGCTACCTTCCAGACGCAAAGATCTGGTCGAAGAACGGCCACTCCCTCGGAGCGCCGCAAAAGTCGATGCAAGAAGAACTCGAAGAGAACCTGACCGCAATAGGACTGGTGGTAGACAATGTCCGCAACTGACATCATCGCAAGGCACCCCGAAATCTCTACCGAGGTTTCCACGATTCTCAAGCTCTGCGAAAAGGGCAAGCTGCAAGGCTACAAGGACGTGAACCTTAAAGACCCTGAGTTCATCGCGCTTTATGTGTCTGCGCTTGTGGCAGTCGGAATAGAGCCGGGAATGGTTAGCAAATGCATCGGCTCGATAATGAGCCAAGAAGAGTTCTTTCCAAGGCCTGCAACTTTGTGCAAGTACGTGGTTCCCTATCGCGACAGGGCGCTTGAAGAACGGCGCGAAAACAGGCTTCAAGGATTGCTTGCCTGCGAAGACCTCGACGGCATGCCTTGGCTTGCGCCTCAAGATCTCGTTGCCGATGGAACCTACATCGGAACGATACCCGCGATAGGCGAGCCGATCAACGCTCCGGAACTTCCGGAATGTTCGGCTCCTGCGCTCGGTATGAGGGCAGAAGTAGCCGACAGATTGAAGCAATTGGAAGGCCGGTTCAAGCGGGCAACAAAACGGAACAAACCGGCTTTTACGGAGGGCGAGACCGTGAACATCGAAGCCGAGCGCGATCGGCAGATCAGGCAGGCGAGGGGGCAAGCATGAGGTTCTGGCGGCTGTACGGGCAATCTTTAGACTGCGAAGCGGACAGGCTTATCCTAAGCGCGCCGAAATCAAGCGAATATGCCGCTTACACGAACCCATATTTCGAGCACAAGCTGAGAAGAGACAATGCGAGGCTCCTTGTGCTGGGTGTTGCGGCGACCAGCGATCCCGCAAACATGCTGGGAGAAATCGAGGCCTGCGAAATTGTTGCGCATGCAAGGCTTGCGCCCGCTCAGCTTGAGGCCGTCGAGCTTTACATGCAAGGGCTTAGCCTGTCGGAGATCGGCGCGGCTTGCCATTACACGAGGCAAGGAGCATTCAGCATTTTGAAACAAGCGAAGAAGAAGCTGGCCGTTTCTGCGGAGCGGTTCAAATACCGAGGGCTGATGCAGTGCTACTTGGAGGACGTTCGAAGAGAAGGGCATGGAGGAAAAAGATGAGCAAGACATATCCGCAAGAAGTGCTAGATGCGGTGAACGCGGCAGTCGCTCCGATTCAAGAGCCGGCGAAGCCGCCTTTGACAATCGAAGACAGGACGGCGCATTCGATCCTCGACGCGTGGTACGAGGCATACGAGCAGCGCAACGTGAAAGGCATGATAAACCCAGGCCTGCCGATACACGCCCAAGACGAAAAGGGCGTCGATATGCGCCTGCCAGTGTGGGTAGACAACGAGATATTCAAGTTCGCGCAATCGATCGGCATCGATTACCGGCGCGTTCGGTCGCTGGCTTCGCAGTACATGCGCGGCGACGTGTTTGAAGGGCAAGGCAAAGGGCCGGAAGTGATCTTTGTCGTCGGCGGTGATGCGAACTACCACGAGCAAAACGGGTTTGTCCTGTGCCTCAGGATGCTCGGCATGCGTCCGGCTGAGGGTTTAAGAGCGCATATGAGCCTGCTGCTGAACTGGATCGACGCGGCCAAAGTGCGCGATAGGCAAATTGTTTGAACATGTTGCATCTTTTCGAGAAGTGTGGTAGTCTATTTGTTGGGAACTGTCCCAAAATGCGTCTGAATATCAGGCGTTTTTTTGTTACCTCACCGAACAACCGAATACAGCAACAGGCCCGAGTAGCGCATGCTCGGGCTTTTCTACAGAGGCTAGGCCTTCTTAGGCCTGCCTGGACTGCTGATGCTGGCCTTTTTGAGATTGGCCTCGGTGATAATCCAGTCTCTGCCAGATTTCGCAGCTTTAAGCTGGCCGGTATGAATGAGCTTGTTGATTCGAGACCGCGAGACGCCGAGCCTCGCGGCCGCTTCTCTAGTTGTCATTTCTGTGCATTCCATACTGCGCCGTCTTTTCTGATTAGTCGCAGAATGTCAACAACCTTGCCATTTTCCCTGTGGCTTTCGATATGCCGAACCTCGTAGCAAGACTTGGCTAAGTTGGAGTTCCAAGCGATAGCTGCTTGTTTCTTACTTCTGCCTTTGTAGATCGGAATAACAACGCCGTTATTCTCTGAAAAGCCGATAATTCTGTAAACCATTTCGTAATCTCCTTACACCTATATTATTGCACACGTGCAACAGAAATGCAAGGGTATTTGTAAAAAAAGTAAAAAATGTGCCGAACGCTTGAGGAACAGGACTCATAACAAATCCGCTCAAGCGTTTCGGACTCAAGGCCCGTTGAACCCCTCCCTCGCAAGACGGGCCTTAAAACTGCGCAATTGGCGAAGCGGCAACGCGCGAGATTGCAAACCTCGTTACCGAAGGTTCGAGTCCTTCATTGCGCTCCAATTTTGGACAGATGGCAGAGAGGCCTATTGCGCCGGTTTGCTAAACCGGTAAGCCTAACGGCTTCGCAGGTTCAAATCCTGCTCTGTCCGCCAATGTGAAACCATGAAAACAGTTGAAGCCTATTCGCCGCACGTCTCAAGGCGCGTCTCAAGGCGCAATAAAGCGCAACCTGTGACAACAGTCGTAATCCACTACACTGGATCGAACAGCGGGACCGGCGCGGTCGCCTGGTTTCAGAACCCGATGTCGTTCGTCTCGGCGCATATCGTTATCGACCGCGACGGCAGGGTTTACAAGTGCGCAAAGCTGGGCTCCGACGATGAGCCGGGGCAGACTGCTTGGCATGCGGGCGAAGCGAAGGGTCCGGAAGGATTCGGCGTCAACTCGTATTCGCTTGGCGTCGAGCTGGCGGGCAAAGGCGATTCATTCACGGAAGCGCAATACCAAGCTCTCATTGAGTGGCTAAACGAGTGCAAGACTGTTTTGAAGCATCTGAAGTGGATAACCGGGCATGAAGACGTCTGCATCCCTAAGGGGCGCAAAGCTGACCCGGGCCCAAACTTCGATATGAAGCGCGTAGCCGATGCAACGGGCCTGAAGATTTGGAGACGGAAACAGTGACTGAGAAACTTCAAAAGCCTATTCAGCTTTGGCATCTGATCTTGTCGTTTGTCTTAACCATCGTTTGCACGACCGGCGCGGTGGGAGTCAAGTACGGCACCAGGGAAGCGGAGTTTGCGCAGGCTCAGAAGGACATCAATGGGCTTCAAGAGGACAGCAAAGAGTACCGCGACTTCATGAGGCGAACAGACGTGAACGTGGCCAGAATAGGCGAGAGGCTTGGGGTGAAGGTCGAAGTCGCAGAGGCGCATAAATGAAGCTAAACCGGCGCAAGGCAATATTCACGTTCGTCTTTGCGTCTTGGACAGATTTCGCCGTTTCGCCCGTCGCCTTGTGGCTCATGGGCAAAGACTCCAGAACCGCGCCGTACGCGTGGTACACATGCCTATTTTTCATAGCTAAAGCCGTTGTGCAGGGGTTTTATGCTCTCGACCGTCTGTACTCAAACCCCAACAAGCCGGACATTTCGGCTTCTAACGCAGGTTCAAACGAACCGGACATTTAGAGGGACATTTTATGGAACAGGATGTAATACTTTGGGTGTACGCGCTCGCGTGTTTTTCATTCATCGAGCTGATTCTGATTGCGGTTGCAGACAACGCGCGTCAAAAGATGAAGCTGACCGCCGAGAGCGCAATCATGCGGAACGACGAGCTGAGCGAGCAGGTAAAGCAGTTCAATGTGTGTTGCGGATGCGGGGAGCCTTTATCGATGAAGAACTGGAACGTGGCTGACGGATGCCCGTGCAACTCGCCAAGAGGCATCAATCACGGTTTGGTTCCAACGCTTACTTGCACATGCGATAAGTGCGATCCTGAAAAAACGGGATCTACGCGAGATGCCAGGTTGCTGATTGCCGAAAT